ATATTGGCACTGCTCTCAACAAATACGCTAGTAGTAGGTTTGATATTAGCGCTGGACTTCCCGATATGCCTTATGGTCCTGACAAGATTAATGAAATTGTATCAGCCTTCAACGGATTAGAACCGGGAGAAGATATAATTCATGGTAATGATATAGAAGTTAAAGAACTTCAAGGAACTCAAAGAGCATTTGAATATGGTAAGTACACAGATGATTTATTAAAGAAGATACATATGGCTCTTAAAGTACCAATGACTATGTGGGATAAACCAGAACAAGCACGTCCTATATTCGAACCTTACGTTAGACACCTTCAGAACATGATAGAAGCATCTATCAATCAGCAGCTTATGCCGCAGATAGAATCTGGAGAAGCTAAATTTAGATTCCGACAAATGAATGTTGATGACGCTTTCTTGAAAGCTAAGACAGACATGATTTATCTTTCTGAGGGAGTTCTTTCACCTCAAGAAGTAAGATTGGAGAGAGGTCTAAATCCAGATGGAATAGTGGAAGAGATAGAAACGGAAGAGAATGTAAATGTTTCCGGTGGCAAAGACCAAGATAAGAAAGAAGAGTCCGCAAGGACTGAGAAACGCGCTGGTAACGAACCAGCCGCTAATGCTACGGGGGATAGAAAAGAATGAGCGATGAATACGTGTACGAGCGTTGTTTGATAGAAGTAGCTCCTGCGCTAAAAAAGCGCGGAGATAAAAACTACGAAGAGACTGCGGCCAATATATGCCGCATGAGGGTAGATGAAGGAGTATTTACTGATAGAAATATTCGTTCTTTTGCCGGGGACCGCCAAGGTACTCAGCGCACCTTTGCGTTGGACCTAGGAGATGCAGTTGTTGGAGATGATTTTATAGAATATCCAGTAGTTGCTATTACATCAGGGCCCCATGACGAGGATGGAGACCAAAAGGTTTTTATCGAACCATCCATACTCGAACAGAATTTGAAAGCTTTTGAAGAGCTACCTGTTTATTACAATCACCAGAGAACCGACGACGATTTACTCGGAAAGGCTATCAACCCAGAGTTGGTTGACATGGATGATGGTAAGAAAGCAATTAAGATGCTCGCTCGTATCCATAAGGATGCAGCAAAAGCAAGTGAAGTGTTGGAAAAGATAGAAAACGGTGATATGACGCATGTAAGTATCGATTGGTTCTCCAAAGACATCGATGTCATGGGAGAGCCGTTTGCAACCGACATACGTCCTATCGAGGTGAGTTTCATAGATAATGAAACCCGCACACCCGTTTGTGACGCATGTACAATTGAAGACGGAAAGAAATGTGACGACCATCGTGAATTCGGTGAGGAGTCAAAATCTTCATGTGGCTGTGGTGGCCATGATGAAGAAGCATGTGCCTGTGAAACACACGGGACACACAGCGAGGAAATAACTATGGCTGAAGAAACAGTAGAAAATAAGGATGTTTCTGGAGAAGAGTCAATCGTAGAGCGTGAATTCGCAGCTATGAGAGACCAACTCACAGAAATGAAGACCTCCTACGATGAGCTGAACGCCAAACACGAAGAAGCCCTCGCTATGATTACAGGATTTGAGGAAGAGAAGGCAAAATTTGCAGAAGCAGAAGCAGAAGCAAGAAAGTCTACCTTCGTCAACACAATCATAGAGAAGGAAGCTCTCTTAGGTAAAGTCGAAGACGATACCAGAGAGGCACGTGTTTCGGAGCTCACGTCTTGGGATGAGGTCAAGCTAGAAGGATTCTCTATCGCTATGGAGTCTATGCCGGTACCAGAAGAAGCAGAACGTACTTTTGGAAAAGGTAAAGCCCACAGTGATGAAGAACAACCAGTAGAAACAGATGCAGAAGAAACCCCACGCATGTTTGCGATGGAAAACGGACGCATAGTTTTTACAGGAGAAGAAAAATAGGTGATGAAATATGGCAGCAGGAATAAACATATTAGTTAACGACGGTGGCGCACCCGCACGTATCATGAAGGTAGGAAATGCCGGAGCTGATATCGATGCAGGATGCTTCGTAAAGTTCAACGGCACAAATGTAGTCGTTGCAGACGCAGACCTACCAGACACATCAGATGCAATAGGTGTTCTATTTGTCGACGCGACAAGTGGAGACCCAGCATCAGTTGTAACAGGAAGTGGAATACAAGTCTTCTTGAAAGCAACTGGAACTGTGAACGCTGGTCAGGCTTTAAGTCATGACGCAGCAGGACTTGCAAAGAACACTGGAATAGCTGCAACAGACCAAAAAATGGCAGTTGCACTAGAAGGTAAAGGCGACACCCACACCGGTTTTGTAAAGGCGATGCTACTATAAGTATAAGGAGAAAAAATGGTTACAGCAAAAGATGGATTAATGACTTCCAATCTCAGTGCAACCGCAAACCGCGTACTTATTGATTACAAGGATGCAATCCAAGACTACAAAGTCACGGATATGCCCGTAATCTCTTTGTTTGCAGAGCGATTTACAACTGAGACTGGTGGCGACGTAGATATTACGTTCGCAAAACCTAGCATGGCGCTAGAACAGATAGAAGAGGGAGACACCCCTAATTATCAACACACTGACTTGAGAAACGAAAGAATTTCAGTTAAAGAGTGGGGATTGGCAGTAGGTGTAACCCGACGTATGCTTGAAGACTCAAGATTTTCAGAAATGGAAATGGCTTTGAATGAAGCTAGACGAGCCGTCGAGCGTCACGTAACGCAGCACTTCATATACACAGTGTTCGGTTTATATAAAGCCGACCTTGGTACTGGAGTAGCTGGAGATAGTTTTGATAAAGACTCAACAGAAGCACAAGCAACTACATTCGCTTCTTGTACCCACGGTGGTTTCTATGGGAAGACCCCATCCACAGGTGGAGATGCAGTACGATTGTATGAATACGGCGAGTATAGTGTAGCAGAGTTAGCAGCCCTTGGGCCTAACACTGGTTCACACTACTTAGAATCCACAGGCGCAGGAGGCGCAACTGGGGATTTAGCACTAGCCGATTTGACTAATGCTATGGAATTGATTAATGCAAAAGGCGGAACAGCAGATACTCTGATGATTTCACCTTCACATTATAAGACTTTATTGAACTTGGCAGACTTTACAGCCCCTTTCACAATCGCAGCGGCATCCGCTGGTGGTTCACCAAAGGGCGGTTTGGATTATGTTAACAGCACATCCGCATCAGGTGTCGTAGGACAACTGTACGGATTAAACGTATACATGAACCACCACATACCACAGAACCGTTTCGGTGTCTTTGATATGAAAGTTAAGCCTGTAGGTTACGTTGAAAGACGTGGTCTAACTGTTGAAGAAGCTAACCCCGGATTCGGAATAACTGGTTCTTACATGACTATGAGATATGGTCTAAAAGTTATCAGACCTGAAGCTGGTGTTATCGTAATCGGCGCTTAGATATAAACTATCTGGTTAAAAGTTAAACGGTCTGAGTGGCACCGTAAGTAAAAGCCACTCAAACATGCGGAGATTAAAATGGTACAGAGAAAACCCTACGGACTCGAAAACGAGAAGCTAGCAGGCAACAAACCCATGACGGGTATGCCCATGGTTCTAGACGACAGGCTAATCTCCAAACAATATATTAAAGCAAAAGTCGATGGAAAAGTCGATGATACAGCTTATGGCAGTTCTTGGAATTATATAGAGGGTACTAACAATAATAATGAAGTAGCCCCAAGCAAGAACGCAGTTTATGATTATTTAAATTCTTTAGCGCCTTCTTCAGATATGTGGACAAGAGAAGAAGACACAGCAGATACTAATGTAAGAACCTATAAGACAGGTAATTATGGTATAGGCAAAACTACTTTCACAGGAGCTGATGCATGGGCTAAACTAGATGTAACAGGCTCAATTTCAGCTACTGGTGATTATATTATGGCTACTAATGGGAGCAAAATAGGGCCAAGCTCTGGTGAGCTCACATTACATAGCACAAATGGAGCTTTATTACCTACTAATTTTATGATAGGTACAGGTAATGCAAATGTTCCGCTAGAAATATCAAAAGCTGGTTCTACCCCTACCAAAGCCGACGGTACAGGTATAATCCAAGCAGGAGCTGATGGAGGAGCTAATCTTGGAATAGGAGCAGACAAAATTCAAGCACGTGATGGTTCAGGTGGAGCTGCTGAATTAAAGTTAAATACAACAGCAGGAGCAGTAAGCATAGGTTCATCAACTGGAACTACTACTATTAATGGAGACTTAGTAGTAGAAGGAACAGCAACTACCACTCTTTCTGAAGAAGTACTAATTGAAGATTCTGATATTGTTCTAAATTCAAATCTAACTGGGGAAGCACCAGCAATTGATGCTGATGCTGGTATCAGAGTAAACAGAGGTACTTCAAACCCAGCAAGAATAATATGGGATGAGGGTGACGATAAATGGTCATTAAGCGATGGTACAAACCCAGCTTATGAAATAACACATAGTACTCACGCACCTCTTACATTAGGTACTAATACCGATAATGCTTTATCATTAAGCGGTCAGGAATTAAGTTTAGCTGATAAGTTTGTACAACTTAATGGTGATACTATGACTGGTGCCCTAACTATAGGTTCAGCGTCATCCGGTGCTGTTACTAATTTAACAGTATGGGGTGATGATGATTCAGACCCAGACAATTCCACTGTCCCTGCATTAGTTATTAAAGGTATAATGGAATCATCTGCTAAAGCATTTAACATAGAGCATCCTTCAAAGAAAGGTATGAGATTGGTCCATGGATGTTTAGAAGGACCAGAATTTGGTATGTACCAAAGAGGTACTATTAAATCTGTACACCAATTAGAAGAGATACCTTTACCAGAATATTGGAAAGCAATGGTAGGTGATTATACAGTCCTACTCACCCCGCATGGAAATTATAATGTATGGTTAGAAGAGAAGAATAAGACAATGTTTAAAATAAAATCCAGTGCTGATGCTATTGATGGTCCATGGAAATGTGAGTGGATAGCAATAGGTAGAAGAACTGACCAATTATTGGAGGTGGAACAAGATGCCAACAAGTAGAGTATTAATAGGAAAATTAGGAGACCAGAACGATGCCGTTATTAAATTTCAGAGAGATTCTGATGATGACGGAGCTTATGACGATATAGATTTAACTGCATTCGAGTTAAATGTTTCAAATAGTACAGTAACACTAGATAAGTGTGTTATTGACGGAGGGACTTACGGGTCTTAGATAATGGTAGAGAATAGAATTTATCATAAACGTAGCTCAAAA